AGCTGGTACAACAACTTCAGTGTTAGAACCAGCAATTGCATCAATTAAATTAGCTGAATTATTCCACGTTCCAGAACCGTCTGTTTTACTGTTGTGCTTTATATAAACAAAACCACCATGTATTACATCAAGAGAAGTTGATCTGTTCCACCTTAATCTAATATTTTTATCATCTACAGGTTCAAAAGATAACCCCGATACATTTTCTGGTATTTCTGATTTACCAGCAGCATTGAAAGTCTTTCTTATAAAACCACTTGACATGGCTCCTAAAGCATTAAAGCTATAAACTCTAAACTCGTATTTTCCCTGTTGACTATTTTCTATAGTAAAGTCAGGTCTAAAAACAATTTGAGTAGTAAAATTACCATTATTGACTCTGTACTGAACTTGATATTGTGTTACACCAGTAACCGTAGGCCAAGATACAGTTAGAAAGTTAACTGCTTTATTTCTAACAACAACTATTCTTTCGTCTACTGTTAAGGAAGCTGGCAAAGAGGGTGGGTCATTTATTACAGATATTTTTCTTGGTGGCAATGCGGTGCCATCTTCGATATTTGCATATTTACCATCATTATATTTAATTGCAGTAATCGCATAGTTAATATCATCTTGTTCTTCTATAGTTATAACTCTAAATTTTTGAGGTTTTAAATTTGTACTTTCAGCGATCCAGATAGTGTTTGGATTAACCTTTTTAGTTGAAGTATCTGTAAAAGCACTTGTAACTTTAATTTGTTTATTATTTGATTCTTGTAATGTACTAGTTTCGGTTACGTCTATATTTTTTTGCTCAACAGTACCGTCAGACATTATTACACTTATTTTTTGATCTGTTCCAGATAGTTGAGACATTAAAGTAGTTGTATCATCAACTGTTAATACAGTGTTGTCATCACTTATAGAATTTACTCTTCCTCCAGCCCTTTGCAGAGATTTAACTGGATCGTTAATTTCAATCACTGTCCCTGGTCTGACGATAGAACCTGCATCTATTGAAGTTGAAAAACTTACAACTTCTGATTCCTCTTCTTCTGCAAACACAATAGCCTTTGCCAATCTTATAGCTTGTTTTTCAGAAGTACAGCCAAATGCCTTTACAGTCTTTTCAATCAATCCAAATTTATCTGTTCTTGCTTTTTGTACTGGATCCGTTTGTTCATTACCATAAACCGCATAATCAATCTCTCTTGTCTCATTATTAAAGAAACTTACTTTTATTACTGTGTGCCTTTGTTTAGAACTTGCACCAGAATAATTAAAACCAGCTTCAGTAACATTAGCAAGGTTAAATAAATAAGAAGCATCAGTTGGCCTGTCTTGCGTAATCGTTAATGTTCCACTTGACCAGATAGGCATACATCTCATTACCCCTGCCAATTCGTTTATTAGTTTAAAAGCATCATTACTATTTTGAATATTGACATTGCAACTAAACCTAGCTTCTTCTTCTACGATTTCATTTGCATACCTACTGGCAGCAACAAAACTCTGTATATCTAAAGTCGTAGACGTTCCATTAGTTAAAAAAGTATTATCAGGGTCTAGAAAAGTTCCAAATCCATATCTTGAATTAGTAAGTAAATCCAGTAATATCATTGAAGGGCATGAAGTCCATACAGCAGAACTCATTGTGCCTCCAAACACATAGCCATGTGGGTAATTTATACGGCCATCAGCGAGGTCTACATTAGGCGTAATTTTATATGTTAAATTTCCCGTAACATCACTTCCAGTAGTATTTGTGGTCGCAACGGTATATTCAAATTGATTAGGTAAATTAGTTGTTACTAAACCTTGAAATCCATTAATACTTGCTCGGTTACTGCTAACAGTTACAAAATCTCCAAGAACTAATCCATGTGCTGAGTTATCACTTGTTGTAACTTCAACTCTATTTGTATTATCAAAAAATTTATATGTCGCACTAACACTTACAGCACTTTCACCAGGAATCCTTACTTTTATACCACGAATACGATAAGCTCTTTGAGGTACTTTATTAAACTGTTCACTAGAAACCCGTAAGGCATGATAAGCACAGTTTGGATATTCAAGTTTTTCATGGAAAACTTTAGTTAAACTCGCCCATTGAAATTTATCAATAAATTTATCTGCATCTGCTGTGGCAACATCTGGAGTTTTACGACTTACTCTTACAAATACCTGAGTAAAATTATTATTACCGTCTAAATTAATAAGATATTCTTTTTGGTAAAGGTCTTTACTTCTACCAGAAATAATTTCATTAGTTGCATTTTCATCATTTTCATCAAAGTCAGCATCAGAACCTACAACTGTTGCGTAATTGAGAGTTCCAGTTCCATTCGTACCACCAAAATATGCAAGTTCTATTTTAAGTTCTACGCTAGAACCTTCAACATCTCCATTGTCTTGAAATTTTTGTATCTGAGGAAATTGTATAACAACTTTTACTGCATCTACTCTAGATGATGAACCTACAGCATTATTGTCAGTAATTGATCTTGCTACACCAAGACTTGTAGAACCGTCTGCATTACTATGAAGCACTTCAATAGGGTTTGCTAACTCGTTTCCACTCTCTAGTGTTAACTCTTCATCTTCAATACTTTGTATAGGTGGCTGGCTACTGGTTCCAAATCTTGTCTTAAAACTTACATCTCTAAAGTTAAAATCTGAATTTTGTGTGCTTTGAGTTCTGGATACATAATCTTCTGTATTTGTAGGAATAGCAAGCACTGGCGTTCCATCAAGAAACACATCGCTTAGTGCAGAAGTTGTGTAGTGGCTTGCTGATTTAGCAATACCTTTTTTAGATGGTGTTGCGAAGCCTTCAATCTCTCCTTCAGATACTAGATCTAGTACAGTTGCAAATTGTTTGCTTTCTAAGGTGTCGGGTGCTCGATAAGGCTGACGAGAACCACCGCCAAAAAAGCTACCAGCACCTTCAATCTTTTTGGTCATGTAGTAGTTCCCTCTGTCTCTACTTGTATCTGGTTTGTATCTACTGAAGCTGAAATAACCACTGATCCAGTTGTGATCTCTCCATATACTACAGGCAATGTAGTTCCTGGTCTAGCAGTGTTTTGTATTCCGCTAAAACTAAATGACAGTCTAGGATCTGCTTCACCATCTGGTGGTTCTGGAAGAGGAAATAATAAATCACTTACACCTTGAAGAACTAATGCACCTCCAAGATATGCCATACTTTTAGTTAAGATTCCGACTTTTGCTAAAGATCCTGCTTTTATACCTGTCATTAAAGATTGTCCTCCTGCTGCAACAGGCATAAAAAACGCTGCTCCTATCAAAGCTGCTCCTAGTAATAACTTTCCAAATCCTCTACCTCCTGCTCCAACTATTACAGGCACAATATTAATAGTCGATTTTCCAACAGGATAAGTTAATTCATCTTCTCCTATCTCTTCTTTATCTACTAAAACTTTATAGTATTTATCGGACATATATTTTTCGACACCTTTAAAATTATATACAAGAAATCTTACTGCTTCCGCAGGGTTGTTAATTATTACTTCAAATTCTTTATGACCAACAAAGTCAGCTAAATCTCCATGTAATTTAAGTGTTCTCAACATACCTATACCTTTTTGCTGTGCATTTTAACAACCATAAACTATAAGGCTCTCTACAACTAAGTCTATCTGTTAAGTGATGTAATACCATATCTCCTAGATAAATTGCGACATGGTTTAAAGTTGGGTGCATAATGCTCATCAACAAAACATCTCCCACCTGTAAATTTTCATCTATACGTAATTCTCTAAAACCAGTTCTCCACGCATAACTTTCAAATAAGGGATTTTCTAAAAATTCTTCTGGAGTCATACTACGGTCATAATCCCTAAGAAGTATATTTCTTTCTTTTTTATAGTAATCTCGAACCAGGCTCCAGCAGTCTGTAACACCCCAAATCCATCTTCTTCCTAGTAAATCTGGAACGTAACCATCAGGTTCTCTATAGATCCATCTATTTGTTCTAGGGTCTACTATATGCCACGGAAGTTTGCTGCTTTCACAGTTAACCTTATCACTTTCGCTAAATACTAACTCGGTTGTTGGGTGGCTATGAATTATTGCGATTATATCCCCAGAATTTGCAGCAGCTACATAGTCCTCTGGGTCTAATACAAAACACTTATCTGGATTTAAAGACAGGTTATTGCATGGTTTATAAACTTCTTTGCCTTTGATATTTACAAGTAAACCTACGGATTCTTTAGGAGAATCTTTTTTCGCATGATTTAGAGCCTTATCTTTCCAGTGCATTAAACAAAAGATCCAAGAGAAGGAAATAAATCTCTAGTGCATTGTCTTTTCGGTGCTCTCACTCCAACTAAATCAAAAGCAGCAGCTAACTCAAATTCAACAACTTCTCTATTTTCATTTGCTTTTCTGTCAATAGTATAAATTTCTCTAGGAAATTCAGCATCGGGATCAGGTGTACCGAATGGATTAGCAGGAGGATTACTTCCAATAGGAGCAAAATTAGCTGCATCTAAAAAACGTGCCAAAGTTCTTATTCTGGTTACAGTTGCTCCCATTAAATCATTGCCACTGGTTACTTTATTTACGATCAATAATATTGCTGATATTGTTCCCTGTATATTGGAGACAACTAATTTAGGTCTAGGTAACTGACCTTTTTGGTACGCAAATCCTTCTGCTGTCACAGGTATTCTTTGGTATGTTTGACTATTCCATTGAATTTCGCCATTTGCATTTAAACTTGTTCCAGCGTGAAACCTGTAAGTTGTAGTTGCTCCATGCAAACTATTGTCTAATTTAAGCTCAAAAAGTTCGATAATTGCAGACGGAGCGACACCCTGTATATCGCTGAAAACAGGTTTGTTATCTATGGTCATGGTTCAAATACCTCTCTAAATGTTGCTTGCACAGTAGCTCTGTCTAAATATGGAATTGATTTAGACCAAGACTCACATACAACTTTTCTGGTCACACTTTCTCCAGGAGGTGTAAAGTTAAAACTTGTAGCATTTTTATGTTGCAAATCTAAAAAATCTTCAATTTTTTGTGCATCGGTATTTGATTTTTCAAACTTTAAATTATAAACTTTAGGATTTTGATGTTGAGGTAAACCAAAAACTACTCTTTGTTCATATCCATCTGCAAAACGTGTGACTCGGGTAAAAGGTGCAGATGCTTTTTGTACTCCATAAGAAGGAGTCGTTCCTCCAGTAGACGTTCCAACGCCTAAATCATTAAAGGTAGCCATTATGCAAGTAAACCTCCAGGTCTTTTCTGCTGTATTAATTCTGATTGTATAGCAACTGATATAAGACGACCAAGCTCTTTTCCTCTTTGTTCATCACCTTCAACAGAAGAACCAGAAGCATCTACGTTTACTACTATATTTGTCGAACCACCTAATTGCTTATTGGGAATTATAGTGCCCGAACTATCAGGTACAAATAATTCTGGCCCTTTTTCACCAACAACTGATGGTTTACCTACAGGCGGTTTACCTCCGTTAGCAAATCCAAGTAATTTAAAGAATCCTCCAGTAACCGCATTTGCCATTGGATTACCATACAGCAACAAATTTAAACCTACATCTAAAAGTTTATCTGCTACATTTCTTACTAAGTCCCCCAGAGTTGAAGTACCTTTTATAAGTCCCTTTATACCATCTGCTATTTCAGTATTAATTGTCTGTGCAAGTCGTTCAAATGCTGCTGCTGTTTCGTCAGCCAACTGTCTTTCTTTTTGTAAAGTTTGTAGTTTTTTAAGTTTATTACGAATTTCATTTTCGTCTTTTATTTCACCATCTTGTTTCATTTGCATTATTTGTTTTTCTATTTCAAATTCGTCTGCGGTCAAACCAAAACTTCTTTCCAGTAAAGCTATTTCATCCGATATATTTTTTACTCTTTGTTTTTGTATATTTCCTAATAATTTATCTATAGCAGCTTGCTCTGCTTTTTTGTTGGCTAATATTTGAGCAGATTCTAAATTTTTCTTTGCTTGATCTAAAGTAATACCTGGATTAGCCTGTATTAGTGCTTTTTGCTCTTTAGTTCGTGTAAAAAGTCCTTTTTGCAGAGCTTCTACTAGGTTACGAGCTTTTACAACTTCTTCGTCAGTAGATACTGCTGCTTGTCTTTGTAAATTGGCTGCCGTTATTCGATTAAGTAAGAAAATTCCTGCTCCCGATCCCTGTAAAAATGATGCGAAAGCTGCTCTCATTTGAGTCATAGCCTTTGTAAACTCATTAGACAGTTCTGTAGCTCCTTTACCAAAGTTTTGTAAAGCATCTACACCATTTTTACCTACTAAACTAATCATTTTTGCTCTAGCTGCTTCAAATGCTTCTTCTTCGCCACCTAATTTTTCTAAAGTTTTTAGGTTCTTTTCAAACTCTGTTCCAGTGATTCCTAATGCTGCGGATACTGCTTCTATATCCTTAGTAGCATCATTTAGTGCTTGTCCTAATTTTGTTGTTTCTGTTGCAAACTGTTGGACTGCTGTAGCTGCTGCGGTAGCGACAAGACCTCCAGCAAATCCACCCATTTGACCACCGAACTGTTCGCCAAGTCCACCTCCTAAGAATCCTGCTGCACCTACTAGGGGACCCTGCCCAAACAATAGTGGAAATGCACCACTGATAAGCGCACTTTGGAAACCGAAACCACCTTTAGGTGCTGGACCAGGTAACAGTTGCCCGTCAGGACCAAAGTTTAGAGGGCTACTAGCTCCCATAGGAAACTTAAATGAAGCCCCTCGTTTACGCTCTTTATTTTGTTCCCGTAATAGTTTTAATTTATTTTGCTCTTTAGTTATTCCAGCAGTAAGTTCATTATTTAAACGTTGAATTGATCCAAAGTCTCTTCTATTTTGAGCGTCTACAAGTTCGCCCATCTTAACTCTTAGTTTTGTAGTATTTACTCTCTTAACTTCCAACATATTCAACTGATGATTAAACCTTAATCGCTTCATCTGTTGATTGATTCTTGTATTTATGTCCATAGCTTCTGGACCTTTACCGAAAGCCTTTAGCTGGCTGGCAGTTGCTATCTGCGGTCCAAATGGAACACTTGTCTGCTGTCTACCCTGAGTTCCTAAATCTAATATTTTTATGCCTCGTTTATCAGGCTTCAGCATCTCTGTGCTTGGAAGCCCTAGCATATTAAATGGTCCGACACGGTTCCCTTCTACACGAGCAGCAGTAATTCCAGCCGTTCTATTTAAAGCTGCTTCTGTTCTTTTTAGTCCTACAAGTTGTGCTAGAGTTCTAACTCTATCTCTATCTACACCAGCATTTTTTATGTTTGCCTCTAGTTGTTTTTCTATTGCTTTTAGTTCTTCGGCTACAAATTTTTGAGCGTCTTTGGCTGTCTGAAATCTACCCTTTTCTGTGTGCCTAGCTGCGTTCATTATTTCTAACTTTAATCTGTCTAACTTCAATCCCTGTTCTTCAAATCTTCTTATTTGATCTCCTAAACGTCTGGTACGGTGCATCATAGAGAACTTCTTGTCCTCTAACGCAAGTTGCTGTTTCTTAATAAGAGTTGCTTTACTCTCTATTCGTAGTGGATTATTTAAACTAGCTCTTAGTTTATTTACACGCTTTTCTAATGCTTCTAATTGAGTTCTAGCTGATTTAGTATTTAATTTTATATTTACGCTGTAATTTGATGCTGCCACTTACACAAAAATTACTAGATAGAACAAGTTTAGCGTATTTTCCGTATCTGGGCTTGTCTTTTTGTATTTTCGTAGGCTTGCTCTTCCCGTTCAGATTTTATCTGGAAATATGCGTTCCATGCGTACAGTTCTTGGGTGGACATATTTTCTCTTATTTCTCGGTGGGTGTAACCTAACTTTTCTGCAATAAAAAACTGTAAATATATAAAATTATCTTTTTTTAATTTAGCTTTTTACGGCATCGGGGCTTTCCTCCTCGCCCATACTTTGCATCTTGGTCATAATGTCTAACAAGACTGCTAGAGGTATTTCTCTTCTTAAGGCTGGTAAGTCTCCTGTTGTAAATAATTTTGTGCCTGACTCATCTTCAGCTTTTGTAACAATAACCTGTAGTGCAAAATCAAGGCTGCCTTCTTCCTGGCCTTTGTTCATAGCTAATAGTGTAGTGTTTATTGTATCTCTATCAGCTATAGTTAGAGGCGACCAAAATATCTTTAATATTAACTCTTCTCCTTTTAAAATGGAGTAACTACTGCGTTCTTCTACACTAAAGGCTTTCTTTAGTTTGTCGATTGCTCTTACTGTTGCCATAAAAATATGTATCTATTCCTGTAGTATAGCTTATTAATCGAAACTTACATTTTTAGCTTTAAATGTTTCTGATAATCCTAGGGCTATAGCAGATTCGTACTGTGCAGTTTGCATATAAACTTTATACCAATCTGGATTCTTACTAGGTGGTGTTATTCGATTCTCAACATTCTTATCATGCTGCTCGTAGGTCACACCATCAGGATCTCCAACAGGCGCAGTAGCTCCTGGGTTATTTACAGCAAAACCAGCATATTCAGCTTCGTTACCGATATAGAGCTCTTTGTTAAGGGGAACTCTTTTGGGTCGTTTTCTTTTCGGTAAAAATCTATTTGTTCGTATCTGATTTATGATACTGCCACCTTCTTCAGACCCTTCTTCATCTGTTATCCAGCCTAATGGAACATCATAGGTTTGTCTTTCTTTTAACCTAGCAGTGCTCTTCTTAGTGGGTTCCACTGGAGTCTCACTTACTTTCCAACTTGTAGCAAAGTGTCCTGTCCACCACGGTCCAGATTCCTGAAGGTCCTGGACCATTATGGCAGCTACTTTACTTTTTAGTTTTATAAGATCTTCTTCAAGATCGTTTGTTAAAAACTTGATGTCTTTATTAGGCATTGGCACTAAAATTGCAACTTACTACAGATAGAAAATGACTTTCTCTTTCTGTAGTTACTGATGTGGGCCCTGCTATTTGAGACACACGAGGTGATACTGAGAAAGTATCGGTATATGTTGAAGAGTTTACTGAAGTCAATCCATCTATTATTGACTCCGCTATTTTAGCTGCTGCTGCTGTTCCCTTATTTTTCGGTGTCATAACACCACAGGTAATTGTTCCAGTATAGTAATCCTGTGCTGCTCCTTGGTTTTGATTAGTTGATTGTGTAAAGTCTAGGCTGACCATTACATACTTTTTTCTTACTCCTGGCTGATTAAACGGTGTGTTGTCAAATACTACAATAACTGTAGGATCGACTTCTTGAACTTTTTCATGAATTGCAGTTTCAAAAGCTGCTCGTGTGTTTACTAAGCTCATTAGAAAATTACATCAATACGGAAAAGATACTCTTGCCCACCTTTTAATGTGCGTATATTTGTTATTTTAGCTCCTCTGGAAGATCCTGAAAATGTAAGAGTTATCTCATCTTGAAGTAAAGGTTGATTATTACCTATCAAGTCTGGTGTAATGTAGAGTCTTGCAATGTTCTCCTGAAACCCAGATTCTTCAGTAGACTGCACAAACTCGATAGGTACTTTAATTGTATAATTTGTGTCTATTGTTATATACTCTCCCTTTTTGGCGTTATAACTAGATACCCCCTTTCTTGTGTAAACAATGGATGTGTCTAATGATATTCCAAGTTGAGACACCACTTGTTTTGCGATCTTTTTAAATGCTGCGTCTAACTGTCCTGCCATCAGCCTCTAACTACCCTCATCTGAAAAGATCCTGCTCCACCAAGTATATACGCACCTAGATAACTTTGTAACCAAGGGTAAACATCTAAAATATTATTTATTGATCCTGTTCCCTGGCTATCAGTATTGTATTTAACTTCAATATCTCCTAGCTTTACTTCAGAAAAGTTGCCATCTTTACCAGTTGTTCCAGTAATAGCACCTGTATCATTAGCTAGTGCTCTAGCTAATTCATATTGTGCATATTTAATATTGTTAGGAATAGTGCTACAAGAAAGTTCTACTCTATCTACCTGATAATTAGTTCTAGGAAACTTTAGTGCTTGATTTTCGTCACATCTATCACCTTGAAATACAAAAGTATCAATCCATCTTGTAGCAGCTATCAATGATCTATTCTTCTGATCATCTGTTTTATTAGTCCAAGTGCTTGAATCAGGCACAGTTTCAAAATAACTATTAGCTTCTGTCAATGTGACATAACTATTAGCAGTTTCACTTTTTATAGTTGCGTTTATAGTAGCTGCCACGATTGATAAAGTAATTTAGTTTTATTGTAGCGTAAAGAAAAAACCCCACCAATATTTGGCGAGGTTTGATGACCACATTTTAATCTTAATAAAAATTAAGACTTTAAACCATTGGACAATGGTGTGTTTACAAAGATCTCAACCATAGGAATCTGGTCGATGTCATAAGTTACACCCCAGTTAGATCCAGTTCTTAATGCTGAGTTAGCAGGGTTGTCAGCAGCGTTTGTCCACTTAGTACCCATAACGTGATAAGCACTATGGTAGTCAACAGACATAACATCTTGCTTAGATAAGATGTTTCTTTCTGCTTCAATGCCAAGCTCAGACTGCTGACCTTCAAGAATTACTCCTGACTTCATTAAGTAGCAACGGAACTCTTGACGATTACCAGTAGATGTTGGATCGTTGATGTTTACCTGAGAATCAATTACAACTGTGCAACCAGCAAACTGACCGATTGATCTGTCAGTTACACCAACTCCACCACCACCCCAAGTAATGCCTGTACCAGTTGATAGGGCAGAAGTTGAGAATGTTAATAGACCTACTTGGTATAGGTAGTAAGCAACCGCAGGGTGAACTATAAGAAGATCAAGTTCTTCTCCTCTTTCTCCTAAAAGGGAACGAGCTTCTGCAACAGTAGCAGCAGTAAGATAGTTTGCTTCAGCACTAGCACTGGAACTACCAACTTGCTTCTCAAGACGATGACCATTAAGAGCAGTATGGAATAAACCAGTAAGAGTTTCAAATAAACGAACAGAGTTCAATTTATTGATTGCAT